TACCAGATACGCTCAAGGTGGTTATAGACCACATAGGCGTTGTTGTAGTCGCTGTTGGCAGTCGGGTAGAACCACCACACCTCGTTCCACTGCTCGTTGGTCCCGCAGATTACCTGATCCGACTGATCGAGGTTGAGGTTCTTGAACACGTGGTCGCGCAGGGTGCATGGCAGCGTCTCGACGCGGCCCGTGTAGGCGTAGAACTTGTCCTGCCCCATCCAGTAGGTGATGTTCGCTGCCGAGGCCATCGCACGGGGTGACATGACCGAGATGTTGTCGGCGTACTCCTGCAAGGCAAAGACGTCGGTCGTGCCGAGGAACTGTAGGGTGTAGAGGTTGGTGTCGGTCCAGACGAGGACTTCCTGCCGGGTCGGCATAGCGCGCACGATCCGTGATCCACGTGAAACGCGGAGGTCACCAGCGGTATTGGTCGTGGTCGGGGTCCAGTCGCCCGGCGTGTCTTGGTCGGCCCAGCGGATCAGCATGGGGTCAAAGTCGTCGGGGTTGGTCGAGCCAAACGGGACCGCGCCAAAGGCGATCAGGTGGCGGTCCTGCTGCGACACCAGCAACTGCATGATCTGCACCGGCACAGACGACCCGGTGAAGCCTTCGGCAATAGCGTAGTCAACGAGCCGCACGGCCTTGGTGTTCAACGCGCTGGTCGGGTCGTTGGTGGTGCCGCGTGCCCACCAGTAGCCTTCCCCGTTGCGGATGTTCATCACGAGGTCGTTGTCGAAGTTGTCGAACCACCAGTCACGCTGCGGCAGGTTGATAGGGGTGGTCGAACCCAGACCCCATGCGCCGCGCCCCCACGGACCGGTGCCCCAACCGTAACCCTGCACGGTGATCGGGTTGCCGGGAGAGACTTCGCAGGCGATGTCGATGGCGGTGCCGCCTTGCCCGGACAGGGTTGCGTTGGCAGCGGTCGTCACCGTGATGGTGAAGCTATCTGTGTCTACTACAGTAACACGATGGTTGGCGTTGATCTGGCTGGCGGGAATACCAGCAATCGGACCCACCACACCGGAGATTTGCACATAGTCGCCGTCGGTGAGCAGGTGCGGAACCGTCAGGTTGAACGTGACTACCGCGCTACCATTGGTCGTGGCGACTGCGTTATCCGTACCCGGCGACGACAGGGTGGGGTCCACCGTGCGCAGTGGGGTGATGTCGTAGAAGTAACCACCCGCCTCGATGTACGCCTTCTCGTTGGTGCCCAGCGCGAGGAAGTTGTCGCTGTAGGAAGTGATCCAGTTCCACATCTGGCGGCACACGCCGATGAAGGTATTCGGCGTGAGCTTGTTCCACCCCCCGACCTTCTCGGGGTAGCCCGAGCGAAACCTGATCTTGTCGCACTCGTACCAGCCGCCCTCGTTCGAGTAGTCGGTCTGGTCGCGGTTGACGCCGGGTTTGAACTGGAGCTTGATGAACGCCATTAGAGGATCGCATCCGCTGTGATGGTGATGGTAACAGGACCATAGACGGGTGTGGTCGTACCGGTACGCCGGATTTGGACTGTGATCTGAGCCTGTTCATAGCCTCCGGTTGAGGCCGTAACGAGCCACTCCCGTGTGTTTGTGAGCAACAACCACGCGCCGGTAGGGTCGCCGTAAACCGTGCCGTACACCAAGGTAGCGTACACCTCGTAATTGGTCGCTTGGGATGTAGGGGTGCACCATTGTTCAAGGGTGGAATAGTTGTTCTGTTCGTTCTGGCGGACCAAACCCCCGTTTGTTAGTTGGTACCCCGCAGTAGCGGAGGTAAGGCCCCCCGAAGAGTAGCCGATATTCTGACCTGTGATCGAGATGATGACCTTCGTGGTACCGTAGAAATTACGGATGCTGATCGCGCCACTCGACGGTACAGCCCCGTAGGTACCCGTGGTACCAGCGGGCACGTTCGCCCCACCAGCGTAGTACTCACTAAGCGAGATCGGGTTAGACCCACCAAACTCCGTCTGGATGTCATTCAGCGAGAGCGGGCCGCTAGAGGGTAGAGGCATTAGATACTCCCGTACGCAGTGACATTGGCCTTGGCCGTGAAGTTGCCCGAGCTATCCAGCACGGCGATGGTGGTACCGTTGTACTGGAACAGCAGGTTGGTGCCAGACTGCACAACCGAGAAGTTGGCCGCAACGAGGTTCGCCGCGTTCGTAGCGTTGGTGGCCGAGGTAGCCGAGGTAGCCGAGGTGGCACTCGTGGCCGAGGTGGCAGTCGCAGCGTTTCCGCTAATGTTGATCCCGTAGGTACCACCGTTGTTGGTGACCGCAGTGCTGCCGTTAATGGTCAGGCTCGCGCCCGGCATCTCGTAGTTGGTACCATTGTAGAAGAGGTAGCGGTTCCCGGCGTTACCGAGGAAGAGAACCCCGGTGGTCGGAGCAGCGGTACGATAGGTCGTGATGTCACCAGTGAATATCGCACCCGAAAGCTGGGCGTACCCCGACAGCGCAGCCGAGGTGATGTAGCCCGCGTCGTTGGTAAAGGCCGACACCGCAGTCGGACGACCCGACACACTAGTCCATGCAACCGACCCGGCGCTGCCAGTGACGTTGATCGGCCACGACCCACCGAAGTTGGTGCTGTCCACCTGAATGCCGATCTGCGAACCGGTCCATCCGATGTAGATTTTGTTGGAACCCTGACCGACACCACCACCCTGCTGAACCGGGGTATACCCGAGCCGCGCCGGGATGTCGGTGTAGAAGGACGCTGCCTGCCCATTGAGGGCGCTGGCATTCGATGCGGTGGAGGCCGACGCGGCGCTCCCCGAAATGTTGATCCCCCACGTGCCCGAAGCGCCCGAACCAGTGGTCGAGGGCACCGACAGGTTGGAACGGGCAGTGGCAGCATCCGACGCACCAGTGCCGCCGTTACCGATGGACAGCGCCGTGCCCGACCAATTCGAGTTGTTGATCGACGACAGGGTGGCCAGCGAGCCGAGACCGAGGTTGGTCCGGGCCGATCCGGCATCGCCTGCGCCCGTGCCGCCATTGGTAACCGCAAGGACGGTGCCCGACCAGTTGGAGTTGTTGATCGAGTTGAGGGTGGCGAGCGATCCGAGACCAAGGTTGGTCCGCGCCCCAGCAGCAGTCGTAGCCCCCGTGCCGCCGTTGGCGACAGCCACAGTACCATAGACGTTGGCGGCGTTGCCGGTGAAGCCGTTGCCGTTGAACTGGCCGATAGTCACACCGTTCGACCGGACGTTCATCACGCCATCCGAGGCCCAGCTAATCCCGGTATCCTGCGCACCATCGCTGTTGAAGGCGAAGCCCCCGTCACCGAGAAGCAGCAGGCTGCTGAACAGCTTCTGCCCCGAGATGGTCTGGCTACCAGTGGTGTAGACCCCGTTGGTCACCGTCGCGGCGTTGCCGGAGATATTGATCCCCCACGTGCCCGAGGCACCCGAACCACCAGTCGAAGGAACGTCGAGGTTGGTGCGCGCATCCGCAGCGGTCGAGGCACCAGTACCACCATCGGCAACGGCCAGATCGGTCGTCAGCGTCAGCGAGTTGGCGCGGGCCGCACCGTTCACATCGAGAAGCGTAGAAGGGGAGACCGTACCGATACCGAGCCGACCGGCACTGGTAAGGCGCATGAACTCCGTGCCGCCACCGGTCACGAACCCAATGTTGGAGGTAGAGACCAGACTTAGATCGCCCGCGCGCACGTAGACTTGGTTGCCCGTGGACACACCGAAGGTGAGCAGGCGGGGGTCGCTTGGGGAGAAGGTTACCCCGCTGACCGCAGCATTGGCCGAGATGTTGAACACTTCACCTGCATCAAGCGAAGCGGGGGTGGCAGTCACAGCAGACGAGAAGATAGCCGACCGGTAGACGTTCGACACCACCACAAGGCGATCACTAGGGCTGCTGGTGCCAATCCCGACGTTGCCGGTGCTGGTGATGCGCATCCTTTCGGAACCTGCGGTGTTTAGTGTGAGCGGGCCATTCCCTTGGACCGCCAAGTTCAACCCACCAGTCCCGGTGTTGGCAATATCCATCGCGCCATTTGCGCCCGCGTAGCGCATGATGCGCGCTTCGAAGTCCGACCCCGCAGTGGAGTGGAAGTCGATGTAGGCCGGGCCACTTCCCGACCGGTTACCACCGATCTCGATGGCGCAATCACCCGTGCTGACGCCGTTGCCGGTGGTGAGCGTGCCGCCAGTGCTAAGGGCACCCGTGAAGTCTGCAGACGTACCGGACAACGCACCGCCCAGCGTCAGCGACGACAGGTGGGTAACCGCATCCACCACGTTCGTGCCGTCGCTGTAGACCCACATCGTCTTACCGGCGGGGACCGTGATCCCGGTGCCAGCAGCGGTCTTGACGAGGACGCTATCAGCGCAACCGTTGCTGACGATGTACGGCTTCTCGATGCTGGGGACCACGAGGTTGCGGGTCGAGCCACCAGTCGTGCCGATCAGACGAAGCCGCAGGTTGCGGGCAGTCTGCGTAGTGTTGGTGTTGGTCAGTGTCAGCGTGACGTTGGCGCTCGCAAAGGTGACGTCAGCCGAGCCGACGATAGCCTCCTCAATCGCAGTACCAAGGTTGGTGTTGGTGACGTCACCCCACGTGGTCGCGTTCTCCCCCGTGGTCATCAACTGGATTTTGAGAGGGCTATAGGTACTTGCCATGTCAATCCCTTACGTCGGTATCTGGGTCCAGACGACGGTGTTCCCATCCGCCACTTGGACCCAATTGCTCGGTTGGGTGTCGTTTACCGCCTGCCAGTTCGGTGTCTGGTTATCGGAAATACCCACCCAGTTGCCCGTTTGTGCGTCGTTTACCGGCACCCAGTCTGGGTTCTGGTTGTCGTTGATGACCCCCCAGACCAGTACGCTGGTAATAATCCCCGAGGCTTGTACACCAACCGGGACAACATTGGAACTACCTACGACACTAGGAGCAGTAACATCACCCGTGGCCTCAACACCGGCCACAACTGCGCCCGCACCTGCGCTGACGACGACCGAACCAAGGGTGCAGACTGCCGATACACCAGTGACGGTGACAATGGCTTTGGCCCCAACTTCAACAGTGCCAAGCTGAGCGCTGGCTTGTACGCCATCGACATATACCGGGGCATCTGCCTCAACGACGACCGTGCCGAGGTCTGCGGAAGCTGCGACCCCCGTGACCGGGATCGAGTTGACCGTGCGGGTGGTAACATCCCCGAGTTCAGCCGAAGCTGCCAGACCGGTGACGAGATTGGCGCTGCCGCCCGTGGCGTTGACTGTACCAACCGCAGTGGTCGCCTCGACCCCGGACACATTGACGGGGGCATCGGCTTCGACAACAGCGGTGCCAAGCAGCGCGGAGCCTTCTACCCCGGTGGGGTATATAAAGGCTTCGTTAAATACGGTGACGGTGCCGACCGCGCCGGTCGCAGCCAGTCCAGTGACGAGGTTCGCGCTACCTGCGGTAGCAATAACGGTGCCGACCGCACCGGTCCCCTCTACACCGTCCTCGATAACCACAGCATCGGCGTCGATGACTGCCGTGCCGATCTGCCCGATGCCTTCGACACCGGTAAGGAATACGGTTACCCGGACGCTCTCGTTGATGTCCGAGAAGGGAGTGGCCGAGAAGGGAGAGAAACCGAACATACGTCTGTCCCCTCCTTTCTCGGCTTAGGGTTACATTAGTACCTGTAGCTTAGGCTGCGCTACGCTTCGACTTCACCGACCATACGGCCACGAAAACGGTGGCAAGCGCACCGGCCAGTGACACGGCGGTCTCGCTGTCGATCCAGCCCTTGGCGGCGGCAAAACCACCGACAGCGGCGAGGATGGTACGGGCAACGCCGTGGAGTTCACTCTTCGACATATCAGCTTCCTCTCGGATACTCTTTCCAAGGCAGTTCCCAATGCGGGCCGTCCTTGAAAGTGCGCCAGTCCCCACCCCAAGTGATCGGGACTTTCTCGGCAGCGGCGGCGGCTTTCACGGTCTTCGCGAGACGGTGGTAAAGCGGCCAATCCCAAGACACCTTCCCACCGAGCATCGGTGCCAGATCGACAGCGTGGCCGGTGAGGTGGCGCGAGTTCATCGTCTTCGTCGCCTTTTGGGCAAACAACTGCCGCTGGCGATCCAGCGTGCGCAGCCCTTCAAGGACGGTGAAGTCGAGGTCCGACATAGCTGCGGCGCGCTTGACTACGCGGACGAGGTCCGGGTGGACCCCCTCCAAGCGCGCCAACGAACGTGCCCCCAGAGTGATGGACATTACGCAGCCTCGTCTTCCTGCGTGATCTCGGCCTGCGCCTGCGGGCCAGCCTGTGCTTCGGCCTGCGCACGGATGCGCTGCATCAGCGGCCACGCGCCAGAAGCGGTGGGAAGCTGGCCGAGGACGTTCAGAATGTCGTTCACGGCTTCGAGTTCGAGTTCGAGCTTAATCATAAATACTCCTTATGGCGCTGGTGCCCACGGAAGGGGCGGGGTTACAACAGGGGGGTTGATCTGGTCTTCGATCTGCTTGGCCACGTTGGCCTCAAGCGCGGCGACCTGTTCCGCGCCCATAGCAGCTTGCACCCAGCCGATAACCTGCTCTTCGGTCAGGTCCTCTTGATCCTTCGTCGAGCGTGACGCTCTGCGTACCATAGGCATAGCCTTGGTAGGTCTGGTCGATGCCAGCGAGGGTCCAGTGGACGTTGAAGACCACATCGGTCTCACCGTCGTATTCGGGATATGCGTCCATCTGCACGACGGACCAAGTGTAGGTGACTGCCATCTTACTTTCCTTTCAGTTCCACGATCTCGGCCCGTAGTTCCTTGATCGCCTCAATCAATACACCGACAAGGTTCCCATAAGCAACCGAGAGCGTGTCGTCGTCTCCGACGCCCTGCTGTACCACCTCGGGCACCACTTCGAGCATCTCCTGCGCGATGACGCCGACGCCGCGCTTGCCGCTGTCGATCCGGGTGTAGCGGACGCCGCGCATCTTCGAGACGAGATCGAGGGCGCTGCCGATGGTCTCGACATCCTTCTTGATCCGCGCGTCCGAGTAGGCCGTGACGTTGCCCAGCATGGTGAGGTTACCACTGCCGTCCATCTGGAAGCAGTTGCTGCTGGCCGACCATCCGCCGATACGGAAAACCGCGTCTGTGCCCAGACCCATATTGATGGCGTAGGCACCGGTCCGGTGAAAGGACATGGAAGCGGCGTTACTTCCGTCACCGCGCACCGAGAACGAGCCAGTGTCGTTGTTGGTATTGACGTTGCTGCCAGTGGTATTGCGCCCAACGAGAAGGGCACCACTCATCACCATCGTGCCGTCAGATTGGAAATAGGCGCGTGTGGTGGCGTTCGTTTGGAAGTACAACGTAGCCGCGTCTTGCGCGGTGATGTACATGTCCCCGGTGCCCCGGTGGACAAGCTGCGAGTAGGTGTTCGGACCCCCGTTACCGCGCAACAGCCGCAGGCCGAAGTCGGTGTAGGTCGTGTCCCCGATCAGATCGACATAGGCAAAGTTGTTGCCCGTACGGCCCGTACCGATCTCGATCTTGTTGTCGTTGTTCTGGCCCGAACCGAGAAGGATGGAGTTGGGGCCGATCCAGTTGCCAGTTGCTGGCTCGACGGTAAGGCGCGGGCCACCTCCGGTTTCGTCGTAAATTACAAAGTTGGACCCGGTACCCAGACCAATCAGCCACGAGCGGCTGGGGTTGTGGATGCGCTGCCAGACATCCGAGCCGTATAGGCAGAGAGACCGACCGCCCGAAGTGGTGCCGACAAGAAGTTCGCCGCTCGGGTTGATCCGCATCCGCTCGGAGCCGTTGACGGTCCAGTAGGTGACGTTGTTGATGCTATCAACCTGCATCCGGTTCGAGCCGTTGGAGCCGTAGACCGCAATGTTCGTCGAACCCTGCGTGAAGCTGGAGATCGGCGTGCCC